GCCCTTGTTTTAGGGTCAACATACTTATTCACCTCAATTTTTTCTATTTTAGCGCTACACATAATCTCTATTTTGTCTTTTATTTTCTCGTTTAGTTCTTTTTCAATATTATTTCTTATAATTTCAAGCACTTCAGGCATATTTTCAGAATTAGTCTCTATTTCAAATTCAAGTTTGAATTTTGATTTAAAATTCAAATTATCCCCCTTAGCTTTGTATTCTAACATCTTTCTAAATTCTGACCATGAAACTTCACTTATTGCTTTTGCTAAATGTTTATTTTGTTGCATATTCTTCACTTTCAAATCCTCTAAAACTATCACTTGGTTTTCGTGTATAATTTTAGAGGACAATTGATGAAGAAAATCTTTTCTTTGGTTAGCTATTTTTTCATGTAATTTAGCAAGTTTTATTCTTGTTTTTTCATAATTTTTACTACCTCTATGTATGGGTGCGGAGGCCAGACTCGAACTGGCGACCTTTGCCCTATGAAAGCAACGAGATACCGCTTCTCCACTCCGCATTTATTAGAATAGTATTATTTCATATTTCTTTAACGCTTAACTGGTAAAAAATTTGCAATATTATCCTGCTTATTGTTTGAACTTCTCCACCTTCTAAGCGAAGCGTAAGGTGGAGAGGTTCAATAATACAATATATTGTATAAATACAATTTTTTTGCCACAATTCTGTAGTTCAAATTCTAAACTTCAGGTTCTGTAGTTCAAATTTTAAACCTCTGTAGTTCAAATTTTAAACCTCTGTAGTTCAAATTTTGAACTCTAATAATTACAAATAATAATTACAAAGAAGAATTACAAAACAAGTGCTGGCGCACTTGCTGAGAAAAATAACCTATTCGATAAGATAAAGCCTAAATAGTATATTCTAATATGAGAACTTGATTTTATAAGGGGGATTTGTAAGTGATACAACTTTTTAGTAGATACAAAGGAAACTATAAATCGATATTTATTGTCCCCATAGGGGACGTTCATTTTGGCAGTAAATATTTTAATAGAAAATATCTCGATAATGCGCTTAGATTTATAGATAGAAACAGAAATCGTTGTCGCATATTTTTGATGGGTGACTTGTTAGAACTTGCTACGAAAACTTCTGTAGGTCGTTCTGTGTATGATGAAAGTTACCCCACCCAAAAACAGTTTGAAGTTGCTGTAGAAACTTTTAAACCTTACGCAGACCTTATTGATGTTATCGTTGAAGGAAACCACGAAGAGAGAATTATTCGAGATACTTCATTTGAAATTACACAAGAATTTGCCCACCGCATAGGTCGTTATGATGCTTACGGTAAATTTAATGCGATTGTGAATATTCAAGTTGGCGACCTTATGTATTCTTCTTATGTATGGCATGGTGCAACAAGTGGAACTAAGGAGACAAGTGCAATAAATGGTCTGCTGTCCATGCGTGAAAAAGCGTTTTGCCACATGTATTTTATGGGGCACACCCATAAGTTGTTCGATCTACCTCGTGAGATTGCAGTTCCAACAACATGTGGTAATGAGGTTGTAAAAATGAAGCAACTTCTGGTTAATACAGGCTCTGCTCTTGATGATGGTGGGTATGGGGACCAGAAAGGATTAGCTTATACAAGAAAAGGATTCTGTGCAGTTCAGATTTTTGCAGAGCAGAGAAAGATGGTGTTCCATTACATTGATGATTTGGTAGCTTAAAGGAGGGTTAGCAGGTGGGTTTAATTGAAAACTTCCAAAAGTATTTTAACAATAGAAGAAACTCTAATATAGCTCAGAAAACAGAGACCATCTATAACAGGAATGCAGAATCAGTTCCTGACTTTGGCGGTTCTCGTACCACTATACCCAAGTTTACAGATGGTGTAGGTAATGCTTTTAGTTCTTTACCTAAAAGGACACAGAGACAACTTGGTTTGGATGAGAGACGTTTTAATAATATGTCTATTCCAGACTTGGTGGACACACTTATAGATGCCCACCCTGATGTCTCTTTTGCTTTGTGGAATTTTCTCCGAATAGGTAATTGTGATTATAATATTCAGGTATATAGGGTTAATAGTAAGAAAAGATACAAAGCAGCAGAAAGGTATTTGGAAGGGTTAATTGATAGGCTTGATATGCCTAATGTGTATCAGTTTGAAAAGTCCAGGTCTTTAAAAAAAGTTATCAATCAGCTTATTTTGAGCTTAATAACAAGAGGGGCTGCAGCTCTTGAAGTGGTTCTTACTCCAGATTATAATGATGTAGCATTTTTTGCACCTGTAGACCCTGCCACTATTGACTTTAAATATGAAAATGGGAGATTTGTACCTTATCAAGGTCAAGGACGTGCTACTATTTCGTTAGATATACCTACATTTTTCTATGAGGGCCTTGATGAACGCATTGATGATCCTTATGGACGTTCCCCCATTATTTCTGCATTATCTATGGTTTTGTTTCAGCTACAAGTATTGAATGATATAAAAGCAGTTGTACACAATCAAGGATATCCTAGATTCGATATTAAAATTATTGAAGAAGTTCTTCTTAATCGTATGCCTATAAGTATTCGTAATAACGAGCAGGAAAAGCAAAAGTGGCTTAGGGAAAGACTTGATGAAATTATAGAAATGTATAATGAACTTGAGCCTGATGATACTTTTGTTCATTTTGATTCAGTTGAAATTGGAATGGTTGGTGGAAAGAACGGCAGTGGTGGGGGTGCAATGATTGACCCTCAGAAGTTAATGACAGCTATTGATAACTTGATAATGAGTGGTCTAAAAACTCTTTCCACTATTCTTGGTAGAAGAAGTACTGGTAATACAGAATCATTTGCAAAACTTGAAATAAAACTTTATTTGCAAGGAATCAAAGCTATTCATGATGTTGTTTCTAGTATTTTGTCTAGGGCTTTAACACTTGCTCTTAATATTAATGGTAAGCAGGGTATAGTGAAGTTTGAGTTCTGTCCAGTAGAGATTCGTACTGAACTTGAACAAGAACAGTTTAAGCAGATTAAGTATCTCAATCTGGCTTATGCTAGAGACCAGGGATGGATAGATCAGTATGAAGCTGCTAATGAAGCAGTTGGCCATGACCCTGTGTTGGAAGAACCTGATTGGGAACATTTACAACCTATAAAAAATAAAGAAGGGCAAATACCAAAAGGAACTGTAGACACCAATCCAAGTGCTGGCGGTAATACTGATGCATCCAGCGGAAGTTAATTAATGTAATCTATAGTCTATTCTAATGAATAGACGAAAGGAGGAAGGTACTATGGCTAAACCTACTAAGGAACGACTTGAAAAAATTAATAAATTAGCTGTTAAAGAGCTAACAGAGGACGATGTGTTTGTATTTCGTCCCTTGATGATAGATGACCAAGTTACTGCGTATTACTCAAAGCTTCATGAAAATTTTCTTCGTAAGATAGTTATGGACGCCAAAAAGGGCGTAGGTTTGCTTCTTAATCATAACTGTTTCCAGCTTCCTGTTGGTAGAACTTTTGATGCTGAGTTGGTGGAAGAGTACGATGAGGAAGTTGGGGATTTTTGCAAATCTGTTTATGGTGAAGTCTATATTGATCGAGGAAGAAATACTGAATCTAATATGACTACCGATGATATTATCAAAGGTATTGAATCTGGTACTATTTTTGATGTATCTATCGGATTTAACGCATCGTCTTGGAAATGTTCAATTTGTGGAAACGATATTCGTGATTATATGTCTTGTCCACACATCCCTGGTAAAAAATATATAGTTCAAAACGAAGAAGGTGATGATGTAGTTGAAACTTGCATTGTTATTGTTGGTGAAGATGGTGAGGGCGAGTTATTAGAATTATCCTTTGTATATGCGGGTGCTTGTGGAAGAGCTACTATTAAAAACGAATTTTCTAACGATAGTGTTATAGAATTAGATAAAGGTACTAAACTAACATTAGTCGATAATTTCAAAAATGTACCTTTATATGCAAAGATTTATCAGTATTACTCTAAAGATGGTGTTGTTTTGTATACCGATACAGATGAACGTACTGAAGGTGCTGAATATTTAGCAAAAAGGAGTGAAACAGAAGTGATTTTAACTAAGTTATATGAGGTAATGAAGAATACTTTTGGCATTGAGGTCTCTTCAGAGGAAGAGCTTATATCTAAACTGAGCGAACTCGGTTTGGAACTGTCAAAAGTAAAAGAGGAACTGGCGGCTAAGGAAAGTGAACTGTCTGCTAAGAATACCGAACTTGAAACTGCTAATAGTGAATTAGCAAAAGTTGTTGCTGAAAATGAACAGTTAAAGACTGATCTTGCAAACAAAGATGTTGAAATTGCTGAACTCAATAAAAAGGCAGAAATTGTTGAGACTTATCGCCAGGAACTCATTGATAAGGCTCTTAATTTAGGTGTAAAGTTACAAGGTAATGCTTTCCAGAGAGAGCTGTTCTCTAGATTCCTTGAAACACTTAGTCTTGATGAGATTAAAAATGTAGTTTCTGGTTTTGAAGCTGAAGTTCGTAACAAGTTTGCAGGTGTTAGAGTGTCCGAAGGTGAAGATAGATCGCTTACAAATCGAGTAAGTGATGTACCTGATAAGGACGAGAATCCTGCTGAGTTTAGCGCATATGTAGCTGAGAAAGCTATTGAATATGCAAAAGAACATGGAATTAGCATTTCTGAAGCTACCAAGCTTATGTACAAGAAATATTCAAATAAAGATAGGAGTG